GCTGAGCGCGAAGCGGCCGACAAAGAGCGCGATCGCCGCTTCGAGTGTCGGCATGAATGGCACCAGGATCAGGATCAGGTTCGATGGGAGGTGCGTCCCGACCATCGTCTCGATCAGGCCGAACCGGGCCGCAAGCCGCGCAGCGACGAGACCGGACAGGCCGGCCGAAGAATCCTATACTACCGTTTATGGGTTTGTCTAGCCTCTTTTATGGTTGTATTGTACCGTACTAGAACGTCCGTAGACGTCCTAGGACGTCCGGGGCTGTCCGCAAGGCCCACCCATTCGCAAAGGTTTCCAGCCACAATGAACGGCATGATCACCGGCAAAACACTCCGGGCCATTCGCGCCATCCGCGGGTTTACGCAAGTCGAACTCGCCGACAAGGCCGGTATTTCTCCCACCGCAATCGCGGAATTTGAAACCGGAAAGCGAGACATCCGCGCAAGTACCATCGCCAAGCTGTGCGATGCGCTTGCAGTCGATGTCACCTACACAGTCGACGGAACGAAGATCAGCGGACCCTAAGCCCTAGCCTTGGATGCCATCGTTTTGAGGAAGGCGGAGCATTCTTCAGGGGTCGGAACAGGGGTTTCGGTGTTGCGCGCGCGAATGCCGAGATAGCCCTGCACCATCCATTGCACGGGCGGTTCATCGCGCCAGAGGTCGAACAGGTCGAGCGCGTCGTCGAGCGTCATGCCGTAACGAACTTGGCTCGGCAGCACGCCGAGCGCCGATGCCACGCGCGCAACGAACCTCGGCCAGTCCGTTACGCCGGCGCGATCGGAGGGTTTACGGGCGCATGCCGCACGGTCGTGGCGGCCCCCCGCAGCTCCACCAGCGTCGGCAGGTCAAGGTCGGCAAGCATGGCCACCTTGTCGATGTCGGGGTAATTGCGCGCCAGGTTGTCCAGCAGTGCAGGCCCGATGCGCCGCAAGAGGTTGGCTGGGGTTTCCTGCGGATCGCCTTCGGTGTTGAACTCCGGACGCTCCCACATGGCGATGTTGAACGGAGGCACCGTGTAATTGGTGCCTCCGATGTTGACGACAGTTCCGGGAATCATGCGATCAGTCCGTGTAGATGTCGTGGAAGCGGCCCGCCGAGTCGGTGAAACACTCGAAGTCGAACCCGGAGATCGCGAAGTCCGCGAGTTTGGTCGGCAGCGAGAGCTTCGAGCACACGGCCGCCCAGAACCGATGCCGCTCACCGGTGCCGTTGAAGCCGCGGAACAGGTCGATCGTGATGATCGGCTGCACGCCCTGCAACACGGTGCCCACGGAAATCGTGGTGCCGGTGCTGGCGCTGGTGTACTCGTAGCTGATCAGCACGGCCGCACTGGCATCGGCAGTGGAGAAGGTGTAGACGCCCGACGCAACGCTGTACTGGCCAGCGCTTGGCGTCGACGCAACCCGCGTCAGGATGCCGCCGCCGGCATAGGTGACGCCAAGGTCCTTGGTCCACGTCGCGGAATTGGTCGTGGTGACCGTCCAAGGCGTTGAAGCCGGAACCGTGCCCGGTTCATTGGCCGCCAGCAGGACGGTGCCCGTTGCGCGCGACACGCCGTAGAACAGGTCCGAATAGATCGCGGCGTTGACGTAGCCCATCTTGGCCTTGCCGGTGGCCTTCAACTCGCCGCCGCCGATCGCCAACGGCTGCTGGAACTGGCCGTACAGGGACTTGGTGGAACGCGACAGGTCAACGCTCGCATCCTGCAATGCGCCGAACTGCACGGGAGTTGCATTCGCACCAGGAGGCGTCGCGTACAAGATGCCCGAGCCAAAGGTGCCCAATTGATTGATGCCGCTCATGACGGTTTACTCCTGCGCTTGGGTGGATGCCGCAATGGCCTGCACGAGATCGGCTTTGTCGGCGGTGGAAATGGGTGCGCGGCCTTCAAGGGCTGCGCGGTGGAAGTGGCGCGCGTACCACGCCTCGACGGCCTCGACGGCCGTGACGGGTTTCGCGGGCGAAGAAAAACCGGCTTTCGCCGGCGCGGTTGCAACTTCGTTGTCTTTCATGTTCGTTCCTTGGTCAGAATCCGCCCAGCACGATCTTGAGCGGCAGGATGGCCAGCGCCCGGTCGCCCAGGACGCCCTCGAATATCTCGATGTCGCCGTCGATCGCGACGTACTCCACCAGACCGCCCAGCGTGTTCTTGGCGAGCGCCGCCGGTTGCGGCTGGATCACCGCACACGCCGCATCGATCAAGGGATTCAGCATCGCGCTCGGCGCTTGCGCAGGGTCGGCTTGCCGCACATACAGCAGCCATGACGCCGACCACACGTTGAGCGTCGGCGTGGATCCCTGAAACGTCAGTTTCTGGTTGCCCTGCATCTGGTACGCGGCCGGAAAGTTCTCATCCGGCACGTCCTCGATGCTGACCAATCGACGGCTGACTGTGGCCAAGCCCGGCAGCGTCTGAAGCTGCGCATACAGCGCCGCAAATACCTGTTCTCGCGTCGCCCGGCTCATGTCGCGATCGCCGCCTTGACCGCCGCGCGCACCATGTCGATGCCTTGCGGTACTTTTTCATCGAACGCCGAACGCATGTAGCTCCGCTCCGGCATGTGGATCGCGGGTATCTGCACGGATTTGGCGAACCGGCGCACCCCGTCCACGGTGAAGCACAGGGCCTTCGCGTTCGTGGCCACCACTTGGTGCGCCGGGATCGTGCCGCCGAACTCATGGATGGCCGCGTAGGGAATGTTCGACCCAGCGCGCGCGCCGCCGCTCTCGCTGTTCGAGGTTTCGGCGGCGTAGGGGTGCACGGATGCCGACAGCGCGCCGCTCCGGCGATGCAGAGGGCTTCCCGAGAGCTTCGATGCCTTGATGTATCCGGCAAGCTCCGTGCTCCACTGGCCCAGCGCCGCCTTGGCCGCCGCGGTGGTCTTTTCAGGCACGCCCGCAAGCATTTGGATCACGCGTTCGGATCCGATGATCTGGTAGGCGATCACGGCGGGATCATCGGCAAGCGGTAGGAACGCAGCGCGGCAAGCACGGATGCCGGGGCTTCGGAAAGGTCGTACCCCTGCGTCTGCTGGCTGCCAAGCGTCTCGTTTTTCTTGTCGATGCGGCTGCGCTTGGCGCGCTTCCAGCCCACGAATTCGACGCATGCCTGGTTGAGGTCGGCCGGGATCGTCTGGTAACCCGCGGTGTACTGCAGCACGACGTTCTGAACGCCGCGCGCGAAGCACCACGGGGCGGACGGATACCCGGGCCGGCCACGATTGCGGATGTAGATGGCATCGTCGGAGAACACCACGCCATCGCTGACCGCGTTCGCGGCAAGCGGTACGTTCACTCCGTCCACGGTCACCGCCTGCACGCTCACGATCGGCCACTGGCGCACGCCGATGCGGTCGCCGCCATTGCCGTTGCGCGTCTCGGTGTAAGCGGCCTGCGCGAACGTGCGGTTGCAATACTGTTCGATGTCCGCTGATGCCGCCGCGACCAGCGCGGTCAACACGGAATCTTCGCTCGACGAGGTGATGCTGAAATACAGCTTCACATCCTCGATGCTGCAAAGCAGGCTCATTTGCCGGACTTCTCGGGCTTTTCAACGGTCCAGCCGTGTTTGCCGCCGGTCAGCAGCGCGACCGCCGCGTCCGGCACTTCCACGATGCCGTTCTTCACCTGATATTCGTGCCCTTCGAACGTCACGCTTGCGGCGTCTTTCGGGCCTTTCAGCTTCACCATGTCCATTCCTCCAAGAGAGAGGGGCGACTTGCGCCGCCCCTCAAGGCCTCGACCAGGAGTCGATTACGCCGACGCGAAGTTGGTGAGAATGCCCATCGACGCCGGGAAGTAGTGCTGCAGCACGCCATCGAAGTACACGCCGTACTCGTACTTGCGGCTGCGAAGCGGCCACAGGATCGAGTAGTAGTCGCGGCGCAGATTCATCTTCATGATCTGGCGCACGTTCGACAGCGGGTACGGCACCTGCTTGGTGGTGAACAGCAGCGTGCCCTGCGGCAGGAACGGATGCACCCGCAGGTTCAGGTCGGATGGACCGTAGCCGATCGGATTGGTGTAGGTGCGCACCCGTGCACCGGCGCGAACGTTGCCTTCCGAGTCCTGGAAGAACGGCGCCGCGTTGGTGTTGCCCGAGAGGATCAGGTTCTTGATCGCCTTCTGGTCCGCGCCCGAGATGGTGATGTCGGTCGGGATCATCCGGTAGTTCGTGTAGAACGCTTCGATCGCTGCATCGATCTCGGCGATACCGCCCGTGCCGGAACCCGTGCTGGTCAGGGCATTGCCGCCGGCATCGTGGAAGTACGCGCCGGAGCCGGCCGCCACCGCCTGCGCGATCAAGCCGTCGAACACCAGCGGATCGGTGGACGCATCGGACGCCGGGAGCGCCGTCAGGTTCTGGTTACCCGCTGCGGCCGCAGTGAGGCTCACGCTCGCGGTGTTGGTGATCGCGGCCAGTTTCTGCGAGCCCGAGACACCAAGGAACCACGCATACGCGAACGCGCCCTTCACCGCCGGGATGGACGCGGTGAGGCTGGACGTGCTGCCGCTGGTGGTTGCCGCGGCGGACGCGGAAGGCTGCGCCGAGAACCCGGTGATGTTGTCGGTCGACCCGTCCGCGTTGGTGCGGGTGTACGGAAGCTTGACGCCGTTGGCGACGCTGGAAAGCTGCGCGCCCTTCAGGGTCAAGGCGACGCAGGTCAGCAGGTTGGAGGCAGCTGGAATCGTGCCACCGGTGCCGGAGACGGTCACGGTTGGGGTTGGGGTGACACCCAAGCCGGTCGTGGCGTTGCCGCCCAGGATCACGCGTTCCTCGGCTTCCATCGTGGCCTGCAGCAGCATCTGCGTGGCCAACTCGTCCAGGTTCTGGAAGTTGCCCGCCGCACGCTCGGCCTTCCACGTCACGTAGTCTTCGAGGCCGAGCTCGACGAACTTCGCGAAGCGGTCGACTTCGGTGTAGCTGTTGTAGCCGCCGCGATTGCCCTCCGACACGCCGATCGATTCGCCGTTCGGGTTGACCGCAGTGATCGCGCGCCAGTTGGCCTGAATGCCGGCCTGCCCGACTTCGCGCGGGATCTCGTTGCGGAAGATCGTGGTGATCGGGTACAGCAGGCGTGCACCCTGTTCGAGGTTGTACTCAGCAAGGCCCGTGGTGGGGCTGGTGGGGGACGTGAACGCCTTGGCGATCGCGTCCGGCAGCGGGGATTGCAGCGCCTTGGCAATGGCCTCCAGCGCGTTCGATTCGTTACCCATGTGTGTTCTCCAACGCCCATGCGGGCATAAAAAAGCCCCTTGCGGGGCCGGTGACAGGAATCGCGATGGGGTTTACCGAACCATCACGGGATTGCGGAGTGCCTTGCGCAAGGCAGTTGCCACTTCATCGACAGTGCCGTCGCGCTTCAGCACCTTGTCTTCGGGCTTGTCGTCGGGTTTGGTGATGTCCTCGCCCTTCGAGACGGCCGTCAGCGCGATCTTCAGCGCATCCGGCTGGTCCTTCATCTTCTCGATCAGCGCGGCCTGCGCTTCGATGTGCGCCGCGGCCTTCAGCAGCGCTTCGTCGCGTTCCTTGACCGCCTTGGTCAGGTCGTCACGCTCGCCGGTGACCTTCGCCAGCGATTCGTTCGCGGTCTTGAGGTCGCCCTCGGCCTTCGCCAGCGCGGCCTTGGCTTCGTCGTGTGCTTTCTGCAGTTCGTCATTCATCTCGGGTTGCTCCTCTGTTGGGGCAACCTTGAGGAGGTCGCCGGTAGTGGATTTGTCGGCGGCAAGCGATGCCGCAAGTTCAGTGGATTCTTCGGTCGCCATGCGCACGAGGATCGCGGCCAGCGTCTTGATGGCATCGCGCAAGTCCGCCGGCACGGTCGATCCGTCGCCTTCCCATTTCGCTTCCCATTCGGAATCGTCGGCGACCCAGCCGAGCCGGCCGAGAATGTCGGACAGCTCGGCGACCGTGCACATGCCCTTTTCGACGGGCAGGCCGAGTAGCGCAGCGATGCTCTTGGCGACAGGCGAAACTGCATCCGCGCGCTTGGCCAGCTTTTCGGCGAGTGCCTGCCGCGCGTCTGTCCGGCTGGTGTCGTACTTGCGCAGTTCCTGCGTGCCATCCGCCTTCACGACGGTGAACTGTGCAGACGGGTTGCACGGCAGATCCACCAGCGAATACTCGCTTGGGATCGCGGCGTAGCGCTTCAGGTCGCCATCGTCCCATTTCTTTTCGTAGCGGCCCCCGATGCTGAAACCGGTGTAGCACCCGGCCAGCGTCTTCTTCCATTCGTTGTCGTCCACGATATGCGCCTTGACCGTGATGGCCTTGGCTGCATCGTCGAAGTCGATCGCCTTGGTGACGCCCGCCACGGTGTTGCCGTGCATCACGCGCACGTTGCCGAGGTTCTTGCCGTCGGTCGCCTTGGCGATGCCTTCCGACCATGCCTGAAAATGCGGCTTCGACGCCGCG